GGAGAACCCGATGTTCCTGTAGTCAGACCCTGTGACATATATCCTATCTGCTTCGGTATCGGCGCTAACCGCCACTGCGTCTTGCGGCCCTATGTCAAGCAGGTCAGCGACCTGCTGAGCAGTCGTGTATACCACTGCTGTTGGGTCAAGGGGTCTTGTCTCTCCCTCACCCGGACTGAATATCTGTGGCATTAGTATCTCGCCTCCTCATTACGCTCACCAAGGTTGTAGTCCATAGGTCTGTCGCACGCGCCACAAGTAGCCCTCCATAGGAAATGGAGCATACCGCAGTGTGTGCAACGTGTCCCTGCACCTATATCCAGTATGTCTGCGATTTCGGAACTGCGAGCACGCTGCTTGCTTGTGACACCCTTGAGTGGGGCGTTAGTATCTGTGATAGTCCCCGCATCGTATCGGGTGTCAGACTTGACGTTCTGCTTGGCTGCTCTGCTGATGTCCTCGATGTCAAGCGATTGAAGTTGAAATCCCGACATTCACTCACACCACCTACTTATCATCACGCTGCTGTGCTAGTTAGAATTAAATAAATATTACCTAGAACCACTACAGGCTCTGCTGAGACCAATGCGGTTCCGGGTGTGCTGGCTGCCGCAGCAGTCATAGCGGTATCAAGAGCAGCCCGCGTAGCGGCTAACTCATCGAAATCCTTCGGAGCGAATGGGCCTAGAACTCTAATTTCAGGACTGGTTGCCATCTAAGTCACCGCCTCAAGAGCGCTGACCCAATGCCCACCAAGAGCCATCTTGTCCAGCAACGTGGTTTAGCACGAGTGATGGTGTAGCGGCGGCGATAGATGTAAATATCCCATCAACACCAGCACCAGTTCCAGCGGTTGTGCTGAGCGCATTAGCACCACCTGCGAGTATCTTCGATAGTTGCGCTGACAAGTCTATGGTTGTCGCTTCTTCTGTGCTCGTATTGGTAAACGTGCCTGTATACATGATTAGGTTTCCCATCACTGTGGGTCTGTTGTCCGTTGTTTGTGTCTGTGCCATTTTTTATCACTCCTCTAATATTTCTTCTGTTACAGCGGCTTCTACTACTACTGCTACTGGTTCTTCCTCTACTGGTGGGCTTAAAACATTGCCTACTAAAGAGAGAAGAGTAGTCTTGGTCTTGTATCCATTACCTGCGGGTGCGCCTTGAGAGGCCAACCACGCCACGATGTCAGCCTTACGCCATCCCGAATCAGGGAGGCCATCGTTGCCATCATCCTTAGTTGGTAGTTCGTAACCCTCAATGGTGAACGCATCGGGAGATAGCCTGTGTCCCCAAGCATCTAGCCACTTAGTGCTGACTGTTTGGGGCTTGTGCCTTATCCACGACGGTTGACTGCTATCAGGATTCGGAACACTATACCACGGACCTAGATAGGTTGCTGTTGGCATATTCCTTCCTCATATCATTTATCGTCTATCGTCTCAGTTCAGCAGTAGTACCGTGACTTGTATCACGTTGTTCGCGCCTTCTGAGTCAATGACTAGACAAGGCAGAGCACCAGTAGTTGCTAGTGGTGCTACCGTGTCGTTTGCTCCTACGAGTCCAGTCTCAGTCGAATAGACTGTGACATCCTTTGCTGCGAGTTTCCCCACTGCACCGAGGATGCCTACTATCTTCGATGCACCTACTGAGAAGAGCAAAGGTTCTACCGTTGCTGCTTGAACCACGTTTGCTGTTATTGTGACCATCCTTAGAGAGCCTTCTGCTGCACCATCAGTGTTGCTTGCTGAGAAAGTGCTCATATCAGAGCCGCCGGGGTAAGTGGTACCGAATCCCTTGAGCCATTCCTCACTGCCCACAGGGGTTCCCGTTCTCATGTCTAGGTCAGACAAGATACTCACAAGAGTAAAGTCCGAATCTGCTACTTTTATGCTTAGTCCATTAGTTGTTACCGTTGTTGTTGCTACCATTTTTCATCATCTCCTTTATTTAATATCTCCAAGAAAAACCTTACTTGAGGTTTCTCACGCTCCCTTGTGCTCCGAAGAAAGTAGTCCAGACCTCTCCCATTGTTCGGTAGAGGCCTTCTTGACCCAGTCTGTTGATGGCGAAGGGGTCACCAGTCTCGATACCCGACTCAAAGTATTGAGTTGGGATAGCCGTAGAAAAGTGCATATAGTCAGTGTCTAGGTAGTAGATTCTCGTCAGGTTGCCGGTAGTATCTGCTGGCATATCCTTCGTTGGGATGATTGGGATACCGTTGTAGGTAGCCACAATGAATCCGGCCTCGATACCGGGAACACCCTTCACACCGTTGTAGGTAGGGGTGACTCTCTTCTCTTCCATGAACCTCTGCTGGCTCTGTAGTAGTTGCTGTAGTCTCATCAGAGTATCGTATCCAGTTAGCATGACCTTTGGATTTCCACCACGGCCCCAAATGCTCTGGAACAGTGTGTCCAAGTGGTCTAGGCTGAGCGTTCTGTCTACGTTGGTTGCGCCTACGTTGACCTCGGCGTTTGCCCAAGTCTGTGCAGACCTGTCAATCGAGTAGATGTCGAAGTCGCCGTCTGAGTCGACCCAGTCGCTGGTTCCGGTAGCCATCGATGCTGCGTTAGCCGTAATCCTGTCGAGGGACTCAAAATTGTTCCCTGCTGCGCTTGTCACGTCTGTTAGTAGCATCTTGTTGACCATCTCTGCGTGGTGCTTACCCATCTCTTCCTTTAGGACAGAGCGGATGTCTCCCATGCCGTCGTCTTTGTCAGCGAGGAACACCGCGACCTCCGACATATCGAAGGTGTGAGCGATGGTCTTGGGCTTTGCAGCCACGTGCTGGAAGACAGGCTTCACTGTGTCTGGTAGAGTTGCGTTCTCTGCAACACCACCGTGCACTGCACCGGAGTTAGGCTTGTCAGTGATGACACGCCATCCCGACCTATCCCACGGTTTCTTTGGTAGTATGCTGAAAGCGTTGAACTCTTGGTTCAACTGCGACCATACCTTGCGTCCGTAGATTGCTTGGTATGTTCCAGCGGTGGATGACATCATTGGGCTGTCAGCCTTGAGTAATTCGCTACCAGTGTATGAGTAGCCCATTGCGTTACCGGCGCCATAGTAGTAGCGCTCCATGTCTGTTACTGTTCTTACGTAGTCTCTTGCCATATTTTTTCATCTCCTTTTTTTCATTTTTTTCCTGAGTATCTCACTCCGGGTTAAAGGCTTTCGTTGCCAAGTGATGAACTTCATCCCATGACATCTTAGCCAAATCCTCCGTACTAGGAACGACTACTGCTGATATTTCGTCGCTCTTGGTAATTGTTTCTCCAACTTCTGCTGGAGTTCCGATAGAGTCAATTCGTGTTGCTAGTGCCTCTATTGACTTCTGTATGTCTGCTAGAGGGCTGCGTGCGTCGAATGCTGCGGCTTCTGCCTTAGCAACCTCAGCAGTCCTCTCTTGTGTGTAGCGCTCAGAGAAATGATTCTCTAGGCTTCCCTTGAACTCGTTCTCAAGAGCAGCGGCCTTGTAGACCTCATATGCTGATTCGATATCTGAGTCGCTTAGAGATGCTGGGTCGATGAAATCTCCCTTCTTCATGCTCTTTCCCTTTCCTGTAGTGCGTGAGACAGCGTTGGTCGATGGTTTTCCATTCTCCTGCGCTCGGCCCTTGACCTGTCCGCCCTTTGCGGCCTCGGTGTCAGCCATTTCCTCGGGGGTGAAACCCATGTTCTGCTTCTCGATGTCATCGAAATGCGTACGAGCGGCTCCGGTGTCCACACCACCGCTCTTGAGAGTATCCTCCATCCAGTTGAGGTAATCAGAAGTGATTACATCTGAATAATCAGACTTCTCTACTTCGCTTTCCTCTACTGTATCCTCAGCCTTCTTGTCGTCCTTGTCCTTGTCTTTTTTGTCGTCCTTACCTTCTAGGAGGAAAGCAGGTTTTTCTCCCTTCTCCATTCCATCAAGGCGGGTTTCCAAACGGGACAATACGTCTCCCAGTTGCTTTGTCATATCGTTTTCATTTTCTGTTTCTGTCATATTATTCACTTCCATGTCCTGTTTGAGTATACTGAATGTTGCTTCTGGATTGATGCCTTTTTCACAAATGGTTATTTCATGGAGTTCCAGTTTACTTATTTCTTGATAATCTCCTCGTTTTGCATCAGACTTTCTGACTCTTTTAAACGCTTGACCACCGATACTGAATCCCCTGAGAACGCCTTTTCTAATCTCTGCTGAGACCTCTTTTGCTTTCTCGATGTCGTCTCGTAATTTTACAACTACAAACATTCCGACATCATCGACTTCGCTTTTCCACAACCTCCCTTCATTATCTGTATAATTTGGTACTACGTCTCCAATTTGTATATTACTGTGAGCCAATTGAACGTTTCTGTATGCCGGATTTTCCATGAATTTCCGAAATGCTTGTTCTAATGCCTCCTTTGTTATTACATCGCCTTGCTTGTCTACAACTTCCACACTGGCATAGCCAGCGACAATGAGGTCATTCCCACCCTTGAGGATGGTGATGGGTTCATCACCGCGTCTGAACAGTTGTTTTCCGAGCACACTAATCTCAACGAGGCATTACTTTACTACTTCAATGCTACGGGACTAAGACTCAAGGCTTCTTTCCTCAGAATCGATGGACTGCGAGGCTACTTTCTTCTCCTTAACCTTTCTACCGGGATAGTCCTCCGGTTTCTCCATATCCTGTTTTGGTCGTTTCTTCATATCCCAATCTGGTAAACTTTGCTCCGCAGTCAGCGATGTTGGCCCTCTTGGACTTTCAATATGTCCACCGACATCAATTCCTAACCCCCTTCCAGCCATATTGCTATGTCCCTTCTCTAATCTTTCCAATGCCCTCTCGATGAGAGTCACGGTCTTGTAGAGTTCCTTCGGCTTCATTATCAGGTTCTTGTCCTTCTTAGGTTTCAGTATGCCAGCGCTGTCCTCCTCTATCTGCTCCTCGTCTATGTCCGGCTCTATGTCCTCGGGCAACTCCGTCTCCTCCTTGAGCATCTCTTGGAAAGCATTCTCCCAATAGGGCTGTAGGCTCTTAGCCAATCTCAATGAGTAATCCGAATCGGTGATACTCCCTATGGCCGCTACGGGATTCTGCGCCTCTCCTTCCACAATCTGATACTTCACCAAATCCTCCGGTAGGTGGATTATGAAAGCCCCGTTATCTATCTCCATAGAGAAGGAAACATGGTAGTCTATGTCCTCCTTAGCGAGTAATACCCATTTGGGATGCTTTTCCTCTCCCTTCATATAAGTGGACTTCGCATCTCTGAGTAATATCTTCTCAGAGTCCTTGCTCAATTCTTTAACCGCTTCAACTAAACCAACCTCATCCGTTATCTTGATGTCAGATGGGCTTGGTAGGTGTACCGGGTCGTAACTGTCGAATTGCCCTCTCAGTAACTTAATGCGCTCGCGTGTAGTGAGGTCCGTCACATCACCGTCGTCATACATCATGATGTCATTGATATGGACAGTCCCGTCAGTAATCACGGCATCGACCGTGTAGTCCTTCTTGCAGACTTGCTTGAGTGATTGTCTCATCTCGCTGTTCATCGACTGCTTGGCGTTATTCTCATCGAATATGTTGACCCTGTTGTTCTTCTTGGTTATCTTGCACCTCTCACCATCTACGTGCGTAGAGACGACCCATTCCCCAGTGAACCCCCTCAACTGCTTCAAGTCATCTATAGAGAATATCCTGTGCAGGGGGTCGATGAGGGGCATTTCCTTCGGTATGTCCGCTTTGCCGAATTGCAGAGGGTCTCTGTCTATGTGGCTCTCACCAGTGACTGGGTCAGTAATCGATGTCGCGGGGCTATAATTAGCCACAGCCGGATGATTCGGGTCTATACCGCCCAACACCTGCTGAGTCGTGTCTTGACCGAACCAAGAGTTCCATACCGGAAGAGGAACACTGGGATAGTTACCAGCGTGTGGGTGACTACCAGCCACTGGTGCACCGCTCCTCTCAAACTCATGTCCGATTGTAGGCGCGGCATGATAACCGCCATCGACCGAAGTGGCGACGGTTGAGTCGTGCACGGTGTTTCCCTCCATGCTGTTTAGATTCCTAATCGTAGTAGGCATAAAATCCATGAGAGGCTTCTTTATCTCAGACATCTCAGAATTCTTCAAGTCCAACTGCCCACCATCGTCATTGAATGTCATTATGTTGCTCATCATGTCCTTGCGCTTGTTCGCCTCTGTCTTCCAACCAGTCTTGGCAGTGCTCGGATGTAACGCTTGACCATGTCTGAAGTGACTGAGGCCGTAGGCATCCATCTCATCATTATGAGTCAAACGTGTAAGACGCATTAGATTACCCATCACATTGTATGGCTCGATTTGAGTTTGCAGATGTTGTCTGACCCTATTACCGCTCTTGTTACGTGAGATATTCTTCTTCTCATCAGAAGAAAGAGTGCGCTTGTATTCCCTAATCTTGGCATCCATATGACCATGCATATCCTCTATCCCACTCAGATTGTTAAACATATCCGGTTGCTCGGGAATAAGCGGGAGGCCCATAGCCGCTATCTGACCCATTGAGGCCGCTTTGACTGGGCCTAGATGTGAAATGCTATCGAGATAATCCTTCACGTGCTCCAAGTGCAAGTCGTCCTTCGGTAGACCCAGCATATCACAAGCCTTCTCCGGCTTCATGTTAGAGTGAATCTCATTCTTCATCGAAGACATGGCAGCAGCCATCATCTTGTGAGGGGAAGCACCTAACTTGTCTCCAGTGCTTCTCATCGTGGCATTCTCATTCACAGAGTGACCCATAGTCTTCAACGCCTCGGGTTCACCAGTGCGTGGGTTCGTCCAACCGTGGTCATCATCATGCCACAACCCGCGATTAGAGTCATACCACAGTCTCTGCACATTATGCATGAATTGAACGGGATTGTTAGGGTCAAAAGCGCTGGGGTCGTGCGCTATGGCGCTCTCAAGCAACTTACGGCCATATTGTATCTGTGCCCTCTTGTCAGCATCCATCTTCGCCTCCCAATCCCTAGTCTGCTTCTTTTGTGGCCCAGCGTTTTTGATATCTACTTCCTCCATCTGAGATTGGTAGTATATCTTCTTCGCCTCGTCCAATCCCATCTGGACATCCCTTATTCGGATGTCATTCGGGTCGTTAGCCCTCATTGTGATGAGTCTGTCCTCTAGGTTCTCTATATCATCCGCGTATTCATGATGAGGTTGAATAGGCTTCTCAGGCGCTTTCCCCTCCTTGCCTTGTCTACCCCAAAACTTAGCACCGAATTCCCTATGACCCTTACCTGCCACGGAGTATGGCTCTTCTCCTTCTCCTTCCTTCTCCTGTCTGAACCTCTTGATGGTTCCGGGCGCATCTTCTCCAATCTCCCTCTTCGCATCTCCTAGATGGGACAAGTAATCCGGGTGGCTCATGCCCAAAGTGGGTGCAAGCAATGGGTTCCGATAGACATCCTCGTAACCAACGTGAAGATTGGGTGAGGGGTCGTGTGGTGAATTCATATGACCTCCACTCATGAGGAGTCTGAGTTTCATGGCATTGGAGTCCAAAACAGGTGTATCGCCACTGACCTTCCCACCGACTTTGGTGTAAGCGTTGTTGACGAATGGGGAGTTACCACCACCGAGGTCTCTACCAAACGACTTTCCCTTGCCACTGATGCTATTGAGGTAGTCATTCGGGTCATGCCTACCCATCTCCAATCTAGGCCCGGAATTGGTGATACCCGGTGCGAAGGTAGACTTGGTAGCGGAGGAATCGTTCTTCAAATTCCTACCTACATGACTCGGGTCTATCATGTGCTGCGTCTTATCGAACTTGGACATTATCTCCACCGCATCCGAGGAAGCGGATATGCCTGTGGCTAGAGGCTTGTAGTGCCAAGAGGAGAAGAGGGAGTTGGTGTTCGTGTTTCCCGAGTGGGGTTCCACCGCAGATAGGTTATCATCTGCATCCTTCCAACCATAGAGAGAGTTCTCACCACCATCGAAGGATAGGAAGTGATGCATGATATCCTTGTATGTGGAATCAGTCCTACCCATACCACCAGTGTGGGTGAAGGGAGTGGATGTGTGCCATCCCCATCCCCTCAACTTACCATCGTCATCAAACCAGTGCTTCCTCTCTTCCGCAGATATGTCATCGGGGTGAGGGCCGTTCAGAGATATCCTCATTGGGCCAGCAGCGTTTCTTATTGGCTTCTCATCCTTACGGAGCCTCATTCTGTGCTCTAGGTTACCCAAGACCTGTTGCATGGTCTCCTTCTCAAGGAGGGGTTCCTTCCACGCATCGAAATGAGGGTGCTCTCCCGACTCGTACTTCGGCTCTAGGTTCTCGTCGTATCCCACTAAGTCCATCAATCCCTCTTTGGATAGTAAGGCATCGCTATCGACGTGCATCTTCTTCTTCAAGAGGCTGAGCAGGGTCTTCCCACTCGCTAGACCCCTGTCAATCTCATTCCTGTCCCTCCTTGAGTAGGGGAAGAGATGAGTGATGTCCTCGTCTAAATCAGCATCTCCCTCAAACATATCAGTGATATTAGCACGAAGGCGGTCGTGTGCGGTATCTACGACCTCCGTGCCCGGATGATTGGGGTTCCTCTCCAACTGCTTCTCAGTTGGCGCTTTCATGTAGGAATCCATTTCGATTCCACGTAGAGCGGCCTTCACCATCCCCTCATCGCCGGTCTTATTGGAATCGGACTCCTTCTCGATGTGCTTGTGGGTGTTCGCACCGTGATGGTGTCCATCCCTGTTCCACCAATCGAACTCCGGCTCGTTCCTCCTCTTCATGTTCTTCTCGATGCGGGACAAGGGCATCTTCGTTTTATCGGGTAGTTCTATGGTCTGCGCCCTCTCGCTATTAGTCCCGTGCTCTGCGATGTGCTCCAACACAGCAGTCCTATGGGTAGGTAGCATGAACTCCATTCCCATGTTCCAAGTCGGATGGCCCATGCCCTCTCCATGATGCAGGGTCTGTATCTCAAGCGCTTCCGGGTCTATACCCGCTTGCTCTGCTATCTGCGTATCCGTCATCCCCTTAGTGGGGTCTTTGCGAATAGTGTGAATGTCATGGCCCATCAGCCTCTCCATCCTGTCATCGAAATGAGCGTGCTCCAAGTCCTTGCCCTCATTGGCGAGTTCCTCTAGCCTCTCATCCCCGACTTCCTCCTTCCACCTCTCAAAGTCATGAAGCCTCTGAGTGTGTGGATGATGATTGTGGCTCTCGGGAGTCTTGCTACCATTACCGATGAAGGGATGAGTTTTCTCAGTGCCCTTCTCGGTGTATCTATCCTCAGTCTGCTCCCAAACCCCATCCTCGTTTTTCTTCGCAGCCCCTTTGGGCTTCTCCATCAAGTCGAGTTCCTCGTCAGTGAAATTCTTCGTGTAATTCCTCTGAGTGAGACCCGTGTATAGGGGATTGCCGTTCTTCATATGATAAGTCTCGTGAGCCTTCTCCTTGCCCATCAACTGCTCGGCTGGTGAGGGACTATCATCATCGGAGAAGTAGAACTCGCGGAGTTGCCTAACCCACTCGGGTTGGCCCGTGACGGCATTCGTCTTCCTCATGGGGTGATGCTGCTCGTCGAATGGGAATGCGCCATCGTAGTCACCGACCTCACCCGAACCCACGACCTCCGGCCAAAGCGCGTGCTTCATGGAAGGTGGAATGAGGTTGTGCTCACCCTCTTGGTGAACTCGGGTGTTGTGCTTCTTGTTGTCCTCGGGCAACCACCTGTCCTTGATTCTCCCTAACCACGGATGGTCAGAACCCTCCACTCGCATGGTTCTCGATAGGTTCATGTCTCTGAGAGGTGTTCCCTTCTTCTCACCAGCATGGCCCTTGCCCGTGTTATCGAATTGCTCCTTCTCCTTTCTGAGAATGAGGTCACTGTACGATTTGCATATCACATCGCTCTTCAAGAAGTCGAACTCTATGTTGTGATTCTCCAAGTTACGCAATGACAGGAGGTAGTTGCCTACCTCGTATGTGCCATCGACGCTATCGAAGATTGCCTTTAGCAATTCGTTACGATGTCTAATGTAGACTGCGACTGCATCTTCTCGCATTCATATCATCCCTCAGTGACGTGGCCCTCATAGCCCCTGTCCTGTGGGTTGACTCTTGCACCATCAAGTTCGACGTTGGTCTTGGTTGCGCCTTTGTTCGCAACGTCTTGAGCATCTAACAGACTCTGATTGGTGTCATAAAAGGCATTGTAAGTCTGACCACCAGTCTCTATCATGAACTGCGCACTGCTCGGTTCAGTGGAGAACGAAGTCGCATTGTGATGTTCGGCTTTGGCTATCTCCGCCTTCTCAATCCTCTCCTCAAGGGCTATTGCTTTCTTTAGCATCTCAACAACTTCCGCAGAAGTCTCCTCATATCTCGGTTTTACCATCAATACATCTCCTTTCTTTCTATTTGATTATCAGCCATCTCATGAATCTCATCCCAACTCATCTCGTGAACCTGCTCGTTGGTGAACTTATCGATTGATTTATCGTCCCCACGGACTCCACCCTTGAGTAGTGTAGTATCCATATCCCTTCTGAATGCATCTGCTTCAACATCCTCTGCGATAGGAGTCCCATATGGAACGAAACCTGCTTTCCTCAGAATATTCTGTGGGTTATCCATAATCCTCTTCATAATAGCATTCTCAGCACGAACATCTTGGATGTTCTTATCCATACTTTCCATCTTGGAGATAAGAGCGTTCATCAGTTGCTCTGCACCATCTTCTGCCATCTAATCACCTCAGACGCTTCGACCAAATGTACTTCGTGCTGGTCTCATGCTGGGGTTAGTCTTCGCAGAGAAGATAGTACCGGGTAGTTGCCTGTCCCTCTGAGATGGGTCGAACTTTGAGCCACTCTCGTTGAACTTGATAATTGGACTCTGTTGCTCCCAACCACTCTGAGGTGTAATCACCTCTACACCCTTCTTAATAGCGAAGTGTATATCTTCCTCTAGCGTATTCGCATACTTGAGAATCTCTCCCAAGTGCTCCTTTGCCACATTCACGTCACCCTCCTCGATGGCCTTTGCAAAAGCCTCGTTATGAGCATTCATTTTCCTCGCCATAGGATGCATCTTCAATAAGTCCACGGTCATCACTGTCATCTGCCTGTAAGCCTCACTATTTGAATTAAGCGCCCTTTATTCTTCTCGCATTCATCAAAGCACGACTATTATCCTGTGCTTGGGAGTTAGGTGGCCCCCTCTGTTGAACTGATGAGACTGGTGCTCCGCTACCGAAGGTTGTTCGACTTTGAGGAGATGCTGGCCCTCTCGGTGTTCTAATTCCAACACCCTCACCACCCGGTTGTGATGGAGGCATCATACCGGGAGGCGATGCCATCCCACGTGCTCCCATTCCACCGGGAGGCATTCCACCTCCGGCCATTGGTCCTCCACTACCGGGTGACATACCCTGTGGAGGTTGCATTCCCGGCGGCATCGGCGCTGCGCCATCTTGTTGCTCGTTCATCTGACGATAGTTGAATCTGATATCCCTGTCTCCCTCCTCCATGAGTTCGGGCTTGTAACCGAGCATCATCATTCTCTGAGCAAGGTTGACTTCCATCTCGTCTCTCCTCAAACGGGTTATCTCATCCTCCTCTTCGTTAGGATAGAGGGTTAGTTTCCAATCCGTGACTTCCATCTGCTTGAGCATTCTAGGAAATAAGACATCCGTGTATACTTTCTGACCAAACTCGACTGCTCTGTTGGTTACGAGAATTTGCATACCTTCATTATTCAGACCGCCCGATTTACCGCTATCTATCATGAATATGCTACTGACTCCGTAGAATGCTGCCATTCTGTTTCGCATTTCATCCCTCACAGCGATGTACTGCATCTCCTCAAGGGTATCCATGAACTTGACCCAATTGACCCCACCTCTACCAGTCTGACTCTCTATACCCACTTTCGGGATGTAATGGGGGTCTCTCTCCATCTTCTCGTCAACTGTCTTCCAAAATGATTTCATGGACTCAAGGTTATCAGTCGTGACAGAGATTATTCCCTTTGGTGACCTTCTCTTTTGATAGGACGTGTACATATAATTGTCCATAGCAGTGAGTGTCATAGCCTGTCTCCACATTGTGTTGACCGGGCTGCGACCATACAACTTGGATGGATTGTACTTACTAATATGAAGAACCTCACCATCTAGGTAGTATTGGGTCTTACCACTTCCAGCCATGTTAGCGTAAAACGCCTCTTGCATCCCATTACCACATACCTCACAAACCTCATCTTGACCGGGATACGAGATTTGGTCTCGATGAAGGGGGCAGACCTTGTATCTCCCACCACGAACCCCTCTCTTATCAGAGATGATTCGCATGAAGATAGGGTCTCCTCTGATTAGTTCTTTGACTCGGAAGAACTTGATGTCAGAAGTCTCGGGTTCTACATAATACTCTTTAACCAAGATGAGGAATGCATCATCCACTATTTCTAAG